TGATTTCAAACACAAGTCACACTTAGAACTTGGACCACAGTAAAAATTTCAAATATCTCGTAGCGAATAAACTACGTTTAATATCCGCCGCCCCTCGGGGGCAGCTAAAAATCTGTGGAACAGGTTAAAAGGTGACCCCCTTTCATAAGGGGAATGTATTCTCGGTATTTTTAAATGCGCCGATCGCCCGGGTCCTGGGCTAACTCTACCTATAAGAGCTATTCGCATTAATGCTAATTGTTACTAGAGTTTCCTAAAGAATTGATGGAAACTCATACCTATACATCCTAGGTACGTTGATGAAGTATATCAGAGTGAAATCTTCCGCGGTGGAAACGTATTCCTGCACGTAGTTGTTGCGTGCGGCGAAAGAACCACTATTACTCGAAATGTCAACATATTCATACGAGTCTGATTGGACTTCTAATGGTTTATAAATGCGCGGTGAGCTGAATCGCGACTTCTGGTAGTAGGGAAACTCCACCTCTATCATACCAGTGTTGCGAACGTATGTCAACTCTTGGCCCGCGAAAGACTCGCGAGCTAGAGCTGAACGTTGCAACAGGTTTATCTCATCGGTGTAAACCTCTCTTCGGATCCCCGGAATTTCCAGGGTAAAAGGTTTACATGTCACACCTCGCATGGAAGTACTAACTGTAACACCCAGATTATCCACTATCTTCTTCCGTATCCCACCTCTCCAAGCCATGTAGGCTGGAGCACAATAGGTGAGAGGAATAGTACAACAGGGATTAACTGAATACACAGTAGTAGGGTCCGCAGCGTATTGAAGAACGCCAGTTGTTCCGGGGGGTAAGGTACCACGATAGTACGGGAACACTTTTGCGTTCAAATAGACTGTAGAATATTCGTTATCAAGGTCAAGGTTTTTCCAAGGCATATGATAGACATATCGGCGAAATAAATCGCGTAGGGATACGACATGTTCTCCGAAAAATACTTCCATTGTGTGATCTGTATTGGCTTCTGCATTGACTGTTAGGGTCATCGTCTCTCCAGGTTTATTTTCCATAGAGGACTTATCAGTCTTTGCATCCACTCCTGCGTCAGAGTGGGAGATTAGAAGCGATTGGGACTCGAAAGGCATGACGCTCAAGTCCTGAATCCGTGTGCCGATAGGGACGGCAAACTTCATAGAGTCTCCTGCTGATGCCCAGACATTCACAGAAATGCCTGGAGAAGAAGCCTCATCTCCCGGTGTGGTGAGTTCGTTGAGAACCGTGATGGTCAGTTGACCATTCGATCTGCCAGAGGAAAATGGCAGAGGGGTATCATCGTTGACAAACTCTTCGTGTAGCGCGCCCAAGGGCTGGCCCACAGTTCCTATATTTAGCCAGGGGGCGGAATTTCCCCATCCAATTTCCACTTCAAAATCGGTCGTTTCTGCGATATCTACGACCTCTGTATACACCTTATTTTCGGTTGTTTCAGTGAAGAGATTGGGATCGTATGTTAGTAACAAACGTCCCTTATGGAAATTACTGGCCACTACTTGAAAACGCAACTTTATGGGACCATGCCAGAATTGAAACATCTGAGACATCCACGCCATGGGTGTCATGAACAAGGTATTTCCATTATTCAGTGTAGAGCTCAATGTAGGGGTGATATTCGCTGCGAACAGCTGATCACCCACAACATTTCCTCCAACTTCTTTAGGAAGTTCCCAGAAAAATTGCGTTAG